AGGCCGAAAGGCTTACGCCACCAGTTGGTTAAGAACGGCGTACTGCCAGCGCCCAAAACCCACGTTGCGCCAGGTGTCGACGCCGTACTGATGAGCATCGTTGTCGAACTCGTACTCCGAGCCCTCGGCCTTGGCTTTCATGGCTACGTCGGTTTCCTGTTGGCGGATGAATGCTTTCAAACGACCGTCCGTGCGGAAGGTCACGAACTTGTCCTGCCAGGCGTTGAGGCGCACGTTGCCCACCACGCGAACCACCACGTTGTCCGGCATCACGATTTCGCTGATGTCAGTACCGCGCGGGACACTGAGCGCCGTCTGCGCGACGCTCAGCAGGTTGAACGGCACCATCACCAGAAATTCGCGGGCGAGCTCGTTGATAGGTTCGCCTTGGTCATCCTTCAGGCTAGTCAACTGGGTGACAGACCGAGCAACTGCCTGCTGAAACTCCTCGACGCTAGGGTGAGTGGGGGAACCATGAAGCTTTGCCGGCAGTTCGGAGATCTTGGTGGTGATCTTGTTGGACTGCACGCCGCTCTGGCCTTCTTCGTGGTCGGTATCGAAGAAGTACTGGCCGTCATAACAGGTCTGGCTTTCACCGTTGAGCAGCAGCACCGACAGCAGTCGCGCCCAGTGCGCGTTGGTGCGGTCGGCCAGCTCGCCCAGGCGGATGCGCAACTGTCCGGTTTTATCGCGGCGCAGCTCGGTGACCAGCACTTCGAGGGTGGCCTCAAAATGCAGGTTTTCGATTTCGAGATCAGCGCTGATAAAACCCTTGGCGTGGCGACCACCAATCCACTCACGCAAGGTCGGCACCATGCCGATCCACGGATAGGTTTCTTTGGCCTGGTCGGAGTCGAACAGGTTAGACACGGCGTCGATCCAGTTCGACCCCACATTCTGCTCGAGCAGTTCGTAAAACATGCCGATGATGGCACGGCTGGAAAGTACTTCAGCACCCATGGGTGATTCTCCTGAAGAAGGATACGGTCAGAGAAAAGTTTGAAAAAACGGGTTGAGTGATGCGTCAGGCCGCTATGGGGATGGCCTGGGCGGTGAACTTGACGATGCCGACGCCGGTGCGCACGAAACGGTGAACATGCCCGATCAGGCTGTTACCGGCGGCGGTGAGCAGAAACGTGCCGCTGTCGCTGGCATACACCGGCTTACCGATGTCGGTGATCGCCAGCGCAGTGACGGGCAATTCAACTTTGCCCTCTTCGCGAAGACGCACACGCGCTGCAGCAGCCGCACCGATTCGATTGTCGACGCCGCGATCGGCGAAGCCCACGAATAGATCCCCTGCCGCCAGAGGTCGCGCAAGGCCGTTAGCCGCGACAATGCCAACCGCCGAACCTTCGAAAATCTGCACGCCGGCCGCAACGGACAAATCGTTAATTTCCCCGATCTCGTAAGCGCGGGGGGTATCGAGTGTAAGAGGCATAGGATTCTCCAGAGCCATGGGTGGAAAGGGGTTACCCGGTACTTACTTTTTCAGGACCTTGACCAGACCCCGCTCGGTGGCCTTGCGGTAGCCGTGATAGGCCTCGAAGGTGCCAAACTCGGCGCGCAGCTCCTTGTCGCTGTCCCAAGTCGCCTTGGCACGCTCCTCCAGCGGCGCCTCTGGATCCTCCTTCACAGCCTCAGGGGCTGCCGGTGGCGTCAGCGCGTTGGGCACCGGCGCAGGCGCCTGGGCACGAATGTCGGCCAGGGCACCGGCACGTTTGGTTTTTTCGGCGCCGATAACCTGCGCCGCCGCTTCGGCACCAGTGGTTTTGCCGTCGAACTTGAGCGTGGCAATCAGCTCTTCGTGTCCGGGCAGTGCGGCGGCTTCCACCGCCTGGATGCGTTCGCACTCAGCGCGGGCACCGGCAGCGACACCAGCGGCATGCGCGTCATGTTCCAGGCTGGCCAGCAGCTCGGCATTATTCGCCGCCAGGTATTCGCGGTTGATAACTGGTTTTTCTGCAGTTGGAGCGGGGGCGTTACTGTTGGTGGTGGACATAGGTCTTTCTCCAGAAGAACTGCTGTTGAACTCAGCGATGAGTTGTTCAAGGGTGGATTCACGGTCGGCCATGCCCAATGCCACGGCATCGGAGCCAATCCGCATATCGCCCTGGCCGAAGTCGGCCAAAACGGTTTCAACACTGAGGCCACGGTAATTGGCGACGTCCTCGACAAAGATGTCAGTCAGCCGGTCGACATGGGCCTGAGCGACAGCACGTCCTGATTCAGTGCTGAAGTCAGGGCGCTTTTTCGGGCTCTGGCTGCTGACGATCTCAAAACTGCCGTCGTCGTCGCTTTTGCGCACCGTCAGCACCGTGCCGATGGAGCCCACAGCGCCAGTGCGGCTCATGACGATTTCATGGGCTGCTGCAGCCATCCAGTAGCCAGCGCTGGCCGCGTTACCGGACACATACGCAACCACCCTTTTGGGCGAGGCGCGGATCATCTGGCCGAATTCAGCGATGCCACTGGCAATACCACCGGGGGTGTCCATCACCAGAATGATGGTGTCGGTGCGCGGATCGTCGACGGCGGTGGTGAACTCCTTGGCCAGCACATCCAGCGACGTCGCTCCGGACAGCGCCGTAAACAAGTTGGCGTAGCGGAACACCGGGCCGGTGACGGGCAGCAATGCCACATTGCCGCGCTGGGTCACCGCGCGGCTGTTCTGCAAGGGTTTGCCCTGTCTGGCCTCCAAGGCTTCCGGGCCTTCATGCTCCCGGCGGGCGATGGCGGTGATGGTCTGCAGCATGTCCGGGGTGATGGCCCAGGGCTCACGTGATACCAGGTCGAACGCCGTCACGCGGTGCACGGGAGGTGCATCGGTTGGGTTGTCGCTCATAGTTAGGTCCGTTCAGGAAGATCAGGATTGGCCGCAGGCTCATCCTCGGGGCGAGCCGTTGGTGACACGGATAGGCCGTCATCGCGCCTACGCTTCACTTCAAGCGCACGCTGTTCGTGGTTCTCTTCCCAGTCGCTGCCGTCGTAAAGCATGGATTCCTTGGCGAGCGTGCTGACGCCAATATCGATGCGCTTTTCGGCGGCATTGATGTCTTTGAGCGGATCAACGGTGCCAGGACCATCACCCACCCATAGCGACCCGCTGTACGCATAGCGCAGCAACGGGTGGTCGAAAAACCCGGGAGCCTCAATGTCTCCCTGCGCCACGGCCTCTTCAAGCCAATGCTCGTACACGGGCTGGCAGAAATGTTGGCCCAGGAAGTCACGGCAACCGCGAACGAACTGCCAAGCCTCCATCACAGCAGCACGCGCGGCGGTGTAACTGGCGGTAAAGTGCTTAATCAGCACCTCATAGGGCAGCTCCAGGGCCATGCCGATCTGCCGGAGCATGGCGAGCACGAACGGATCGAACGCCATGTTCGGGCGACCGGGTGATGCGGTATCGATCGACGCTCCGTCGTCCAGCTCGGCGACAATGCCGCCACTGAGTGAGCCGTCCCAACCGCCCTGGTCCCTGCTGGCGGGTTTATCGCCACCCACCGGGGTGTTGCCGGTAACGGCCGATGCCAGAGGGCTCAGATTGCCGGACGGCCCCGACTTGATGAACACGGCGAAGAACGCAGACACCACCGCCGCTTCCAGCTCGGCATCGGTATAGCGATCCAACTGTTTGAGCTTCTCGATTACCGGCGCCAAGTACGGCACACCGCGTGGCTGGCCCACCCGACGACGCCGGTACACATGCAGCAGCACGCGACCGCCGCGCTCATTGAAGAACGGACGGTCATCCCAAACGCGCTCTTTGACGCCGAGTGCCCCGGGGTGACTGCGCAAAATGTGAGCCTTGATCGGTGCACCATCGGCGTCACGCTCAATGCCGGCCGTGAGCGCTTCCGTGTCGGCCTTGTTGCTAGGGTTACAAACCCGGTCGGCCTCAATCAGTTGGATGCACGCCGAGTAATGCTGGCCGGGTTGTTCTTTGTGCGTGAGCAACGTAAAGACGTCACCGCTGCTCAGCACAGATCGCCAGGTCAGATCCTGCAGACCATAGAAATTCTGCTCGCGGGTGATGTCGCAGCTGGTGGTTTCCGCCCAGGACTTGAACAGCGATTCGGTTTTGCGCTGCCACTCCCTGGCTTGGTCTTCGTCCCAGCCCAAAATCGAGCGATTGACCACTGACTTAAGCGCCAGGCCGGTGCCGACCGTTTTCGTCGTCACCGTATTGATCGCACCACCACCGATGGGGTTGTTGCGCTCAAGGTCTCGGCAGCGTTCGCGAAGCGTGGGCAAGTCGGGCAGCAGATCTGCTGCCGCACTGCCTGCCGTCGGGGTCCAGGCGCTCAACGTGCGCTTGGACTTCGACGCGCCGCTGTAACCACCCAAGGCGGTCATGGTCAACCGGGCGTGCATGCGCTTGGCGCCGCGCTCGGGGCTGAGCCAGGTGATGGCTTTATCCAGTAGCGTCGGCTCTGGCACTTTCGGTGCGCGGCTCATCGCGGCGTAATCCCACGCAGGACGATCCCCCGAGTACGACCGCTCTCCAGGCGATCAATTTGCTGTTGCCAGTAGTCGATCGTCTTGGTGATTTCGGCAAGGTCGGCGTATTCCAGTTGCCGGGTGCCGATGCGATAGCTCTGCTTTTGGCTGACCTTCATGCTCGCATCGAGCCAGGCTTGCAGCTGGCCCTGCGCTTGTTCCAGGGTGATAGCCATGAATTAATTCCTGCGTTGAGAGAGCACGCGCATTGCACTACGGCGCCCAGAAACAACTCTCCCGCCAGAGGGCGGGAGATTGGGTGGTTCGACTGGTGTCGGTTCCGAGCTAGTCCCGTCCGTTTCGGGAACGGGTTCAGCCTCGGATTGATCCGGCTCGGGTGGGTCAAACAACGCACCCTGACGGATCTGTGCATCGAGCCCTGCCCAGTCTTGCTCCCGCATCAAATGCGTTTTCAGGGAACGGGCCGCGTGCAACGCATACGTCTCGCAGTCGGTACCTTCGTTCGGTTGACCGGCCTTTTTCTGCCAGACCTTGCGGTAGTGGTGTCGCCGGCTGGGCGCCTTCACTTCGGCGGTGATTTGCCGGAAATAATCCGGGCGCACCGTTTTGTAAAAGTGCATCCGACCAGGGCCATCACCGGTCAATGGCAGACGGCCCTCAATCCACAGATCCTTGGCCCGCGAGGTACCGACAATGTAAGGGCGCAGACCGTACTTCGAGGCCTTTTGCTCTTTGTCAGTGTCGACGCCTTGCCGAGGCGCGCTGAAGATTTCCCGGCGCTCATCGTCGCGGGTGTTGCCACGTTCGCTCGCGCCCTTGATCGCCATCACGCCGTTGCGCTGATGCTTACGGCAAAACGCATACGCCGCGTCCTGGGTGATGGTGCCGTCCGAGGTATCCAGCGAAGTTGCCAGCACCCTCAGCTTGGCGCCGCAGGCGTGTGGGATCGGCGCAAACAGCAACTTTTCCAGGTCCAGCCAGACGCCTTGGTCAGGCAGCACCACCTCGCCGTAGATCTCGCCCCAGTAGATCAGCCAGGATTCCTCGCCTCGGCCCCAGGCCCGCATCACCACCGCCAGGCGATCGTGCTGCACGTCGACACCGGCGGTGATCACCAGGCCCCCCATGGGCACAAACATTTCCGGGTAGTCCTCCGCTCGCTCAGCCAGTTTATCGGCCTCGGGCAGATCGGATTTGTACTCGTAGGCACGGCCCTGTTTTTGGTTGACGAACTTGATCAGCAACGACAGGTTGCCAATCGATGCCTGGTGTTCGGCGTTGAGTTTCTCCCGCACGATGTCGGCCAAGCTGGTACCTGGCAGGCATGCGTATAGTTCGTTCAGCTCAATGAATCCGGCACGACCAGCAAAGGGTTTAGTCGGTACCCAGCCGCAATAAGGGTCGCCGGCGGCGATGGCGTTGTACACCGTATTGCGGATGTTCTCTTTGCGCTGGTAGTCGTCCCAGCAACTGCCACAGTGCGGGCAGGCGTAATAGGCTGTATCCGGAAGCGCTCGACCGTAGATTTCATGGGGCTGATCAAGTATTTGAGCAAGCTTTACGGCCCCTTTCCCCAGGCGCTTTAAATCCTTGACCAGATCGGCATTATCTCTAAGCCAATCATCATCACGTTTATCTAATGCCTCGAAATGGGACTGTTCGTCCTGCTCAAACCATTTGATGTGCTCGAAATCCAAGACGTGAGATTTGCCACAATCCTGGCAAATAACCGGCAGCACCCGGCAGTCAGTCTGGGCCAGACGCGCCTCGGTCTTGCTCGCTCCCTTGATCGCCGGCGTACCGCCCACCAGCATCTTGGAGCCGGGGTAGCGTTTGCCGCGCTCCTCCAGCAGGGCGATCGCATCACCCTGCCCCTTTACGTCATCGCTGGTATCGTCCGGTTCTTCCACCACCGATAAGCCCACCGACGACGTGGACTTAACGTTGCCGGGTGAGTTCGACGCTACCAGTTTGAGGAACCCGCCCGGGAAGGTCTTATGGTCCCAACGGTTCCCCGAGGTGCGGCTTACATCGACCGGCATCAATTTGGCCACCTCAGTGTTCGCCGTCACGCCGAACTTGAGCTTTTCATCGTGGAAGTTTTTGCCGTCTTTTTCCTTGGCAAACAGGATCATGATCGGGCGCGGCAGGTGATGGATGAACTTGAACAGGTAACCGATCAAGAACCACGTCCAGCCGATCTGCGCCGCCTTCATCAGGTCGACCTCGCTCACCCGGGGATCATCCAGGGCAGCGGCAACGCCGAGGAAGTAAGGCGTGTAGTGGAAATCGTACAGGCCGTGCAGCACGCCGCTTTCAGCGGGCAGGTAAAACTCGGTGCTCAGGTAGTGCGCGGTCGGGATGTCACGCGGCGGGTTGAATTCCCCCGCCGCTGCCAACAAGCTTCGCGCCAAGTTTTCGCGCGTAGCCTGCAATTCGCTCGGTTGTAGGTCCAGCAATTTTGGCCACCACTGATCGATCAACCGTGACTTTTTGCACGCTCTCGATTTCCTGAATGATGCGTTCAAGGCCGCCCAGGTATTCCCGGTTTGCGAAACTGGCCCAGTCGATAAGCACCCGATCAGCCTCGCCAGCCGGAATCAATGAACGCAGTTTTTCGTGATACAGCAGGCGACCGTTAGCGGCCTTGACTCGGCCTTCATCGATCCGCACAGCGTTAAGTTCTTCCAACTGGCTGCCTCCGCGCCCAGCGGCTTTTGCGCGCAAGTCGCGGATGTAAGCAATCCGGATTTCATCTAGGCAGGCTGTCTGCCAATCGCTTATGCCGATTCCCTTCAGCACGTCGCGGGCGTTTCGCTCGCTCATGTCCAGGTGATCAGCAATTTCACGCTGTGTAGGCATGCTCATCTCCAAGGTCGGGACTAGGAAGCGGAACCCCCTATGTCGGGTTGAATCTGCAAAAAAGTCGGGGTTCGAATTACCCCGATGGCCCCGCGGCCTGGAAGGACCCATTGATTTTGGGTCGCAGGTCGGCCTGCCAAGCTAAAACACAGACAACTCATTGAAAAATCAACGTTTTTTGAGAAAAAATGCTCCGAACCGACAAGAGGTCAACCTCGCTCCATCTCCCGTGCCAGGGCACGTCGAAAGAGCGGCTCGAACTCGGCCTCGGCCACTCGATTGGCGACACCGTAGAAGTCAAAGCGCCGGCGATACGTCGGGCGTTTGACGAAGATCAGGATGGGCCGTGCCCCGTTGCCGATACGCTCCCAGATACCCAAAGGGCCGGTGCCGTTGCCAGGCCGACCCACGAAATAGTCCGGTGCATTGCGGTTGCGGCGTCGGCTGCGCTTAGTGCGGTTGGCCATGAAGCCCGACACCCGCTCAGCTGCTCCGAGTGCGGACAGGATCTGCACGATCTGGCCGCGACTGATGTTGCCATTGCTATCCATCCTGGCGCGCCGACCAGGGACGGCGTACATGTCCGCTGGCATCAAGCCGTAGTGGATCAGCGCTTTCTCAAATCGCTTATGTGGTCGGTTGCCACCGTCAATGTGCACCGGCAAGTACTTGGACGCGGGCACACCTGAGCTTGCTTCGTCCTTGATCCACACACGGGCAAACAGGCGGCTGGTCGTGGCACTGCGCTTGAAGACCGAGTTGAGCGTCCAGCGCGTGGGCCGATCAAATACCCGCTCCAGCTCGGCCTTCTCTGCCGCCTGTACGCGTTCAGCGGTGAAGGTCAGCGCTTTGGCAGCGGCTATTGGCACCTTCGACTTGCTGAGCCCACGCATCTCCCTAATGATCTTGTCGATGTTGTCACGCATCTCAAGTCGCATCATGGTCATTGCCCCCTGGATGCTTATGGTCCAGCTTCACCGTTGGCTTGCGCTTCACGCAGACCAAGGCGCTTGGCCGCCCAGCGCTCGTACAGCCCGATCGCAACGTCTGCCCCTGCCATCGCCGTGAGGCATCCCAGCGCACCGGACGTCCAGATCGACATGCCTGCCGCATACAGCAGCATGATCGCCGATACCCCGCACACCACGCAGGCGCCGGACCGAAGGGCCAATCGTCGGATCAATGCCCAACCACGCGTCCCTTCCTTGTCCGCTCGCCACATCTCGCCCGACACACCGCCCACCAGGGCCAGGACGATCACTAACCAGATCGGCATTTCTGCCAGCGCTTGCTGTTCGTTCGTCATTGGCCTACTCCGTAAACGAAAAAGCCCTGCACTAGGCAGGGCTCAAAAACGTTGTTGTCTAGTGGATGGGTAGTTCACTGCTACGCGAACTCAACCTTCTACTTCTGTCGAGATAGTTATATCCCGCATTGGTGACGCGCTGGATACGTATATCCGGAGCATCCCCTTCAACATTGATACAACCCAAATCTACAAGCAGCTCGATATGGCCATCCACGACTACATCGGACCAATGGACACACTCGGCGCTGGAGAATTTGCTGCGAATATCCTTCGCCGATAAATTGAGCTTCCAGTCATCGGAGTCCTTGATGCAGACGTCTAAGATTTTCACCAACAGCTTCTGATCTCGTTCCATTTCTCAGTTCCAAAAGAAAAATTGGCTGTACGAAGTAGTACGTCTGAGGAGAAATGAAAAAAACCGGCGCAAAGGCCGGTTTTTTGGTGAGGTCGCTGTTTGCGTACCTCTTTGAACATGACTGATTTATACCCCTCCAGTCCGGTGGCAGCAAGAGCTCAGCGCTGCCACCCTGCAATCAACGGTAATCAACGGCAATACACCGGCAATCAACGGACATATAACGTTACTGGCTCTAGCGCCGCAGGCATGGACCCTCTTGTCCCACTGTTTTCAAGAGAGGCGCGACGTCTGAAACACCGATGAATCAAAGCGGCGCCCCTCCGTCCTACTATTTATTACTTTTTCCATGTAAAGGGAGAATTAATAAACGCTGCGCGTACGCGCGCGCGTATGTGGGTGTATGCGTCACATGCGGGAAAGATGCAAAAAAGGTGGGACGGTGGGCCATCATCAATTAACACGCGGCGCGCAGATGACCCACCCGCCAAAACACTGGCAGGCCGTACAGGGACGCGCCGCACCATCAAGCTACGCGCTCCAGCAGCATGCCTGCGATCTCCAGATGTGCCGAATGCAAGCGCGCATAGAACTGCGTTCGACCACACCCGCAGTGCGCCCATTTCTGGCGTTCTACGCTTTCACGGTTCAGGTAATGCTCCTGCACCACTTGGGCCAGATGCCAGGACAGACGCTTGTTTACGATCACCTCAATGTCTGCACTCCATGGCAGCAGCATCTTCGAACCGCCGCGTGTGCCTCGAATCAATTCCCCCCGGCAATCGATCAATTGACCCAACATACTGCTGGCAGACCCGTCAGGGCCACCGCCACCGTGCATGTCGAGCGCCCACAATTTCAACATCTCATCCATTTCCGGGATCAAAATGCGGTCTCCTGCCTGGGCACCGCCGACCCTCGCTTCCACTCCGGCGGTTTCACATACTCATAGCTGCGCACACCACGCACACAGTTACCCTTGCGCCGGCGGGGCCAATTCATCCGATGCATAATCTTGCCGATGCGCATTTGCTCGGGTCTACCCCAGTGGCTTGGATCGATGTTAAGCGCATGCTCAAGCAAGTGCGCGCCCGTCACCGTATCGCCAATATGCTTGTCGACCAGATAGCCGACCACCAGGTCTTCCCACATATCTGCCTGATAACGCTGATCCTGCTCAGCTGCGAAAACATCAGCCTCATCGCGCTCCACCCACCAGATGTCACCTGCGCGAAAACAGGCTAACGCTTCGGCCCAGAGTTGATCACGGTCGGCTCGCAGTCCCTCTAGATCAACTTTGGTACACATTACCGGCCAGTAACGGCGGTTGCCCGTATCGTCCTTCAGGTACTCATCCTGGTTGGTCGTGCCGATAAAAACGCTCTGCCGGGGAACATCCAGCATCCGCCGGCCATAGCTCTCGCGGTAGGTATCGATGGGCGATGAGACGAATTGCTTGGCCTTGGTCGACTCTGCCTTGTTCAATGAGTCCAGCTCGGCCATCTCCACAATCCACTTGCCCCGGATCGCCTGATAGGCGTCTTTGCTGCTCAGATCAAATGACGTATCCATGAACCACTCGCCGCCCAATACCCGCGCAGCCGTGGATTT